AAATAAAAAAAGTTAATTATTACTAAATTAGTAAATAAAAAAAGTTAATTATTACTAAATTAGTAGTAAACTTATTACTAATTTAGTAATAAAAAATAATTAAAAAAAGTTAATTACAATAAAAAGTTTACTACTAATTTAGTAATAAAAAAAGTTTATTATTACTAATTTAATTAATGATTATTAAGGAGTGGTTTTTAGGACATTTCTGATATATTTAATATTTAATAATAATTATTATTAAATATATATTATAAGTATATTTTATAGTAGGTAGCCATTGTTAAATGCAAACTACGCAATGGGGACCAGAGGGTTGGATTTTATTTCATGTAATACCATTTTATTATAATAAAGCACAAAAAGAGGTATTTAGATGTTTCTATGTTAATTTAAAGGATATTTTGCCATGTATTTATTGTAGACAATCATATAAGGCTTTCTTAGAGGAGATACCTATAGAAGATTCTATGGATAATTTTTTGACTCTTTTAGAGTGGACTTATAAAATGCATAATCTTGTTAACAAGAAATTAAGGGATCAAGGATATCTTAAAACACCAGATCCTAGTTTCGAAGAAGTTTTAGATAGATTCAAAGCATTTTGCGTAAAGCCAGATGAAAAATATAACAGATGGCACATGGATCCTAATAAGTGGTTAGGTCCGACCCTTAATTTTCTGGCAACGATCGTTTTTAATTATGATGAAAATGATATTGAAAAGGTTGAAGGATATCGTATTTTATTTGAATCTTTACCTTTCCTGATACATGGTCCAGAAACTAAAATTTTAAAAAAATTAATCGAAAAATACCCAATAAATAATGCATTATTATCCCAAAAAAATATGATTAAATGGTATTTTGAAATTGTTCAAGAATTAGTAAAAGGATTAGGAAAAGATCCAAAGAAAATAAAGGATCTAAATAGTTTAAATATCGATACAGCATTCAAAAGCTTTAAAAAATATAATGAAAAGTTTGAATCTAGAAGAGCAAAGTGCAAGCAAAAAAGTTGCAGAGTATTAACAACTACAGCTAAAAAATAAAAATTCTAGATCTTTAAAAAGACTAATAAATTGATATAATATAAATGCATATTATATAAATGCAGCAATATGTTATTTTCATTCTTTAAAGAATCACAAAAAATATCATTTGAAGAATTTAAAAAGCATTGTACGGCTGAATCATTATGGGTATCAATCGGTAATACAGTTTATGATATTACAGGCTATGTAAATGAGCATCCTGGTGGGAAAAATTGTTTACTAAAATATGCTGGAACAGATGTTACGTATCATCTTAAATTTCATTCAAAACTTATGAAACAAATACTCAGAAAATATAGGATCGGAAGACTCCATTTTTAAACATTCTCTGAATATAACTCTTCATCATTATAATCATAAATATTATGACTATCTTGTACCTCAGATGGCGGAAATTCTGAATCTAATGAAAGTAACTCTTCTGCATAATCTCTTGGAGAATTTACTTTAACTCTATTCTTTCTATTATTCTTTGTAAACAAAGGCTCACTCAAATTTTCAGACACACCCTGACGTTTTGTTCTCAATACATTATTATTTACACGATTACTTTTACCATTTGTGCGGCGCAAACTCTCTAATTCTTTTATACTAATTGAATCAACATGGTTTTCATCATTTTCAACATGTCTTTCATCATTTTCATCACTCTTTTCCCTTAATCTTTGATTCTCTAATCTTTCTCTCTGTTTCTGCTCTCTTTGTTCTTGTTCTCTCTGCTCCTGTTCTCTCTGCTCTTGCTCTCTTTGTTCCTGTTCTCTCTGCTCCTGTTCTCTCTGTTCTTTCTCTCTCTGTTCCTGTTCTCTCTGTTCCTGTTCTCTCAGTTCCTGCTCTCTCTGTTCCTGCTCTCTCTGTTCCTGTTCTCTCTGTTCCTGTTCTCTCTGTTCCTGCTCTCTCTGTTCCTGTTCTCTCTGTTCCTGCTCTCTCTGTTCCTGTTCTCTCTGTTCCTGTTCTCTCAGTTCCTGCTCTCTCTGTTCCTGCTCTCTCTGTTCCTGTTCTCTCTGTTCCTGCTCTCTCTGTTCCTGTTCTCTCAGTTCCTGTTCTCTCTTCTCCTTCTCTCTTTCTCTTTCCTGAATCTCATTCAACTCTCTTTCTCTCAGCTCTCTAAGTCTTTCTTTTTCTTCTCTCTCTATTCTTTTTAATGCATTCTTCTTTTTAAGAGTTTCTAATTTACTTTTTAAACTATGTTTTGAGGAATTTGACTCTTTATCCTTATCCTTATCTTTATCGTTATCGTTACCTTTATCATTTTGTTTATTGCTATTTACACTTTGTAGTTCTTCGAATGTCTTAATGTTTCTGTGATTATCTTCTGATCTTAATCTCTGTTTAACTGGCTTTTCAGATGGAAAGATTAGTGATTCATTATTATCTGTATCAACAACGCTTAGTGCACAATTCTCTAATTTTAATTTACATTCCTCACTATCGTCCATTAGTTCTGGATAGAAATTATTCATTAACAAATGAAAAAACTCTCCATAAGCTTTTTTATCATTGACTAAATGATTTTCAACATATCTTTCAATTGCTGCATCCATCGAGGATTGTGTGTTTAATGCACCAAGACTACCATAATAATTAAAATATGCATCGAATAATTCTTTATCATCTACACTGCTTAATGCAGGTAAACAATATGAGTGCAAACATTTTTCAACATCTTCGAAAGGAAGGTTTGGATCAAAGTCAGGAATATATCTTAATAAGACAAGACCAAAAACTGCATTCTTTAATCTATCAACGGAAATTGGTTGGTTCTGTGTAGAAGCTGTATTTCCCATTTATCTATAATTATGTTAGAATCTTAAAAGCTGATTTAAACGAATTAATTATTATCTTAACCTTGATTTATTTAATAATATACCAGTCTCACCAAATTCTTTAATCTTTTCAAGAGATTTATGATGCAATTCATTCATATTCTCCATTAAAAATCTCTTATTTTCAGCCATTATTTCTTTAGTCTCTTTAAGCATTTGCTCTAATTGCTCTTCTTTTGCGAATAAGCGTGAAAAAGTTTGCGTATACAATTCTCTATTCTCCCGCAACACTCTCTTTGTTTCATCAAGTGCCCTACATATTTCAATCTCTCTATTAGCAACTATATCTAAACTAGATGTATATTTGTCTCTATTCTCCCATAGCAGTGATTCAATATTATGCAATCTTTTTCCTAGACTATCAATCTTATCTTTAAAATCGTCTTTGAAAGGAGATACGCCTGTTAAAGTTGAAGTTGAAACCGAAGCTGAATTTGAAGAGGCAGAATCATAATCTAATATTATTAAATTGTTATTTGAATTATTTTTTTCCATTTATATTTAAATACTTTTGCAAAGCTATTTTATCCAATGAATAATATTATAGCTAATATATATCATTACTTAGTTTTATTTTCTTTATCTTATCTCTTTTTTTAAGAATAAAAAGGATCATCTATAAAAATTAAATTGATACAATTCACAAATAAATTTAAATCGTTAATAAAATGGAAAAGCTAATAGTGCAGGATAAAGTTTTTTCACATGAAAAAATTAAGTTTTCCCATAAAAAACCAATTAAAATCTCTTATAACAATATTATAAGTCCTATTTTCACAATAAAAGCTGGATTATATAGCATTTCAACTAATAAATCATATGTGTCATTAACCTTAAATAATCTTGATTCAAATGTAAAACTTTTTTTATCTAGTTTAGATCAGAAAATACCAGACATAGCATATGAAAACAGAAAAGAATGGTTTGCGTCCGATTTACACGATGCAGATTATGAATCTTTCATCGAAAATTATCGGAAAAACATCTCTGATTATGGATTCTCTATATATCTCGGTCCCATCGAAAAAAGTACTGATCTACCAGTCAGTTGCTTTATTAATGATGGTATTAATAAGACAAAAAAACTAAATAACTCTTTCCAAGAATTGGCTTGGGGCAACCATAATGGATATATCATAATCTTAGCACAAATATCCAATTTATGGATTAAAGAAGAAAGTTATGGTCTTTCATGGAAGGTATTACAAATTTTATATCGCAAAAAACCATGTTTACCTAATGGTTGTCAAGTTTTTAACTATAATGATGAACATTTAACAGAAAAAATATCTAATCATACCTGGATTATTCCATCAGACAATATTAACGATAATGACAGCATTAAAAGTGATTTATCCAGTAATAATAGTATCACAAATGATAATGACATTGATAATGACAATAATAATGATAATGATAATGATAATGATAATGATAATGATGATAACAACAATACAAAAAATAATGGTGATATTAATTGTAGAAAAAATAGTGATGACAACAATACAAATATAACAGGTATTATCGGTTATAATCCATTATTAGAGACTGATGATTAGGTCTTATAGATCGATAATTTAAAAAAATTGAGAGAATAATTTGATATTAATTCTCTAATTATTAACTTTTAGATACAATAATTCCTTCAAAAATATTGAGAGATTGACCATGGATGCATTAAAATATAAGGATTTAATAGACAATGAAGCACCTCTTAAGGTAAAAAAAGATTATCATTTATATTTAAATAAGGATAATGTGTTATATGCATGTACCTTGAATCAGACCGATCTTATTCAAAACAGCAATAAATTTCATGTAATGCAGCTCTTAAAACATAATAAGTTAGATACTTATTGTCTTTTTAGTCGTGGTGGCCGTGTAGGCTATCAAGGACAATGGAATTGTGAACTCTTTATAAAATTAGAGGATGCATTAGCCGATTGGGAGGCGAAGTTTTATGAAAAGACTGGAGATTTTTGGTCTAATCGTGACTCTCTCACACCGCAGAATGGTAAATATGATTATATTGCAATGAAGTATCTAGATGATGCATTAAAAGACAAAGATAATGATTCAGTGGTAACTGAAAGGATGATAGAACCCAGATCATTAATGGATAGTGATACAGAAAGTTTAATGAAGTTAATCTGGGATCCAGAAGTATTTAAGAATGCAATGGATGAAGCAAAGATTGATAGTAAACGTATGCCTCTAGGCAAGATTTCGAAAAAGCAGATAGATAAAGCAACGGAAATCTTAAATAATATTCAGGAATATTTAGATGAAATAAACAAAGTCAATGGCTCGAATCTTTTGAATAAAGACCAAGAAAAAGAGATTAAAAGATTTTCTTCACAATTCTACACAATCATTCCATATGCTTGTGGTATGGCAGTTCCTCCAGCAATTAAAGATTCAGACGCATTAAAAGAGAAAGTCGAACAACTAAAGCTTTTAGAAGAACTCTTAGTAGTTCAAGAAAAGATGGGAACCGGAAATTTAGATCTTGAACATAAATATATGACATTAAATTGTAATATAAAAGCAGTTCATGATACATCATTAATCAATTTAATATCAGAATATGTTGCTTCCACATCTGGATCAACTCATAGTTTCAAGATTAAGATCAATAAGATCTATGAGATAGACAGAAAAGGTGAGACTGAAAGATTCGAACCTTTTAAGACTATGCATAACCGTCAATTACTATTCCACGGCTCACGTCTCGCTAATTTTGTTAGCATTCTTTCAAATGGTTTACGTATTAATCCAGCACCAACAGTCGTTAGAACTGGAGCTATGTTTGGATCAGCTGCAGTATATTTTGCAAATGCATCCACGAAATCTGCTGGATATACAGGTTCACGCAAAAATTGCCTTATGTTATTAGCAGAAGTTGCTCTAGGTAATACTTATAATTTAGTTAATGCACAATTTATTACTACTTTATCGAACGGATTACACAGCACGTGGGGTCAGGGACAATACACACCAGATGTAACCCAGAGAAAGATGTTAGGTGATGTTATCGTACCAGTAGGACCATTAGTAAAGAGTAATGTTCCAAATGCACATTTAAATTATGATGAATTTATCGTCTATAACCATGACCAGATAAAGCTAAAATATCTTCTCTGGGTCGATCTTAACTAATAAGGGCTAAATCTTACAGCTTTAGCTTCGCTAAGTCGTAGCAGAGGGCCCTGCGGGTTGCCCTTCTGGACTACCGCCCTTATGAAACTAAAGAGACCCCGTTGCACTAAACGATAGGCCGGGCGCGAGTCCGGTTTGTTTTTTTGGTTTGTTTTTTGGTTTGTTTGTTCGCTTTTCGCATTTCATTGGTCTTTTTAATGCTAAAGTTAATTAATTATTATAACTTTGTCATTATTTTATTATTTTACTATATAAATATATACGATATGGCTAATATAGTCCCTCTTACAAAGATTGCTCTAACTGTTCATACTCTTTGTGAAGATTTAGCTAGCTCTCTATATAAGGATCAGTTATATGAGTTAGCAGATAATCTAGGTTTAAAGATTCCAAAGAAAGCTACAAAAAAAGAGATATGTCATATTATTAGTGAATTCTTAGTCTTATATAATAAAAAGGCTTTAAGTGATAGGTATAGGTCGAAGATAGATCTATCTGATTCATTAAGGAATAATATAGATAGATATCTTACCTTCTATAATGTAGCAGAATCACCTAAGTCTTGGTATGATTTATTCTATAGTGTTGATACAGTCTTAATCGATCTATATAATGATGAGTTGCAAGAGATTCTCAGCAAACCTTTTAATGATGATGACTCATTAGATTCAGAAGATACTGAAGAGTGGAAAGATCGTGTTGATTGGAATGCAGTCCACGAAAATCTAGCAAGATTTACAGACAAAGAAGTTAAAGAAGCTATTGAAGAATCAACTAAAGAAGTAGATGATAATGAAATTCCTATATTTACAGATGCCGATCGTGAAGAAATATTCAATTTACACAAAGCATTAATGAAGGATGAAAATAAAAACGAATTACTCAAACCAATTAAATCTTATATGTTAAGACCATTTAACTTGAATTATTAATTCATTTTCTCTAATTTTAAACCAAGTTTACCTGCAATCCAGTATGCATAATTTTAATATTCTTCATATTCGTCATAGGCTTTTTATGGTAGAGTTTTTCCTCCCAGGGGTTGTCAGAGAGCCTCTTTAGTTTGACAAGCCCCTAGTCTATCGACCGCAAGGGAGTCAAACTGAAGAGACTAAAGAGACCTTTAGGGGTTTTTTGTCAAAAAAAGGTTGCTAATCGTCAACATATATTCTGCCACCATTCTTGATAATTTGGTTAGGACTTAGCTCTTCTTCCTCTTCTTCCTCATCCTCTTCTTCATCTTCCTCATCTTCCTCGTCTTCTTCATCTTGGACCATTGTATCATCATCTTGTCCATCTTCATTATCAGCATTGTTATATGTTTCTTGTTCATTTATTAAATCATTATCTGAGATAGAGACCGATCCACCAGTAAACATCCCTCTATTTTTGTCTTTATCATTTTCATCATCTCTAACATTATTTTTATCTACTTTTAATGATTCTATAATTTCGTCATAATATGGGTTGTTCTGTGGTTTATTTTTGTTATTGCGTGGTATAAGACTATCATCACTCTTCTTCTCTTTTGGTTTATTTTTAGTAGCTAATTCGATAATCTTCCTTTCATGCTCGAGTTTTTCTAGTACTTTATCGCTTTCAATCTTGTTTGATAAAAGGGTAATATATCTATGTATCTTCCATAGAGTCTTATTGTCTAAGTCATTAAGGTCGAAGAATGTTTTACTGTTAGTACTAGTATGAACCTTTTTTGAATTGTGTTTATGCACGATCTTAAAGATATTAATATGATCTATTGCTGACAGAGAATTTATTCTCTCCCTTAAATCATATTTTAGTTTACCTGTCATTATCTCATCATTGACAGTTTCCTCTGCCTCTTTTATAATAACATCATCCATTATATTAATTAATATTTAATTATTATTTAATATATAATAAAATAAATGCATTTATTCAATTTTTCTTTTCCTATTCGGACCTATTCGGACCTATTCGGACCTATTCAAAATTAACTGTAACATTGACTTGTGTACTTGTGTTAGAGGCATGTGTTACCTTAAAAATTTGTGCTCCCTTATTCCATGCATACCAAGACATAGGTCTAAGATCATCACAATGGCTTGCTGGGCTTTCTTTAGGCTCTCTTCCAATTGCATTAATAACGAGATTTCCATTACGATTGTTAGCACTGGCAACAATATTTACACGGCAAACTGCGGAACCAGTTTCTTTAACGGGTGTTACGGTAACTTTCCAGATGTAAGGAAGTGATGCAACAATATTTTTTAATCCATCTGGTAGAACACTATCATATTGGTCTTTTAAGATTTTAACTTTTTCTACGACTGGTGGTAAAAGCTTAATCGTCGAGCTCATAATTAATTATATGTTATATAACTATTCAATATTTAATTTATTTCTTATATATAAAATATTAAATAATAAATAAACCATATTTATTATTATTATTATTTATTATTATTATTATTATTATTATTATTATTATAATAGTTGAAAAATTGATATTAAATTAAGTTTATTTTATTTGATTTAAATTAAGGATAGATAATAGGATGGTCTCAAATCATGTATACATACCAACTAATTATAAGACCCTTGTTAGTCTACTACCACATGAAATTCAGAAAGGTAAGATCGATACTTTTCTCTTACAGAGATTAAAGGATAAATATGAAGGTCGAACAATTAAGGATGGTCAAGTTATGGGTTATATTCGACCTGGTAGTCTGAAGCTCGTTGATAAGACTCGTGCTTTTATGACCGGTAGTCATTTTACAGGAACACTAACCTATAAAGTTGTTATAAGGTTCGATCTATACACACCAATATTAAATAAGGAGATTATGGCAAGAGTCGTAAAAATGACGCCGATTGGTTTTACTGCAGAAGCGAGTCCATTACGTATAATAGTTGCAAAGACATCAACATTCGAGCAACCAAATGAGTTATTTGCAAATATTGAACCAGATCTACAAATACCAATAGAAATATTGCATTATAATTTGAAAGGGGATTACATATTTGCAGTTGGAAGGTTACGACCATTCCAGGAAAATTATTCTAAGAGTTATGAATTTCATATTGATGCATTGAAATTGGATTCAGAAAATGTGTTCAGTGTATTCAGACCAGAGTTCGTATATGATTCTAGAGTACCAAAACAAGATCCAGCATATGGAAATCCAGCAGAATTGAATGCAGCAAAAGATAAGTTGTCAGATCCAGATGATCCATCTAAGGTTAATTATTGGAAATATTATATGAAACAATTCTTGAATGATTATGAAATTATTGGTAACAATCATTATTATCCAAATGATCAAATCTTTAATTTGCCAACTATGCCATTTAATCGTGCATATTATAAACTTATAGAAATCTTAAGAGATGATACAATTCTTACAGATTTTGAAGATTTATCATCGATTAATGCATTATTATTAGGTGAGGCTCCTGGCGGCTTTATTCAGGCATTAATCGATTCACGACATGGATATAAGGATGAGATAACAGCCGTAACAGCTCCAAGCAATCCAGCAAATGGTGTTAAATGGGATTGGAATCCTAAAGGGGATGATGTTCCCTATAACCTTAAGAAAGCGAAAGAGTATTTGGACAATCAAGAAAATGTTAAATTATTGACGAAGGATTTGACACTACCATCAGATATTGAGTATATACTTGATAAGTTTAAGGATAATAAAGCAGATTTAATTACGGCAGATGGTGGTATAGATGTTGAAGAGAATGATAATTATAATTATCAGGAAAGTATGAATTATAAGTTGTTTTATGGAGAGATTCTAACAGCAATTGCATGTCAGGCAGATGGAGGTCATTTTATCATTAAGATTTATGATATCTATACTAATGTTACGAATCAACTATTACACTTATTAGCTAATCTATATTCGACTGTTACAATTGTAAAGCCGAAGACTAGTAGACCAGCAAATTCTGAGCGTTATGTCGTATGTAAATATTTTAAAGGGTTATATGGCTTTCCACTAAATGAGCATTTAGAACAATTATTAAGATGGAATGAAGAAGATGAAAGACTTAAGATTACGGTTACTAGTCCACCATTCTTAGATAGAAAATTTTATGTAACGAGTTTAGTGGCTATAAATCTCGATCCAGAAATGACAGAGAAGATAAAAGAGAAGAACCAGTTATTCGTAAAGAGACAGATAGATGCAATTAATAAAGGTACTGACACCTTAGATAAATTAAGAAGTGATACATTATCGAATGATGAAAAGAAAGAAATTATTAATGATCGTATGATAAAGCAGATACAAAATGCATCACTCTGGTGCAAAGACTATCTACCAACTAATTCATGTCAACCACTTCCAAAATTAAGTATTAAATACTATGAAACAGCTCAAGGAAAGGGCGATTCAAAGGTTGGTCCGCTTATAACACCCGAAAAGAAAAAAGACAAAGAAAGAGAAAAAGAAAAAGAAAGAGAAAAAGAAAAAGAAAAAGAAAGTACTGCTGAAATACAAACAACTCTTACAAGAAAGATGGTTCCCGTTTCAACACGTGGAAAGACTACGAGTAGCAGTAGTCGTGGTAGAGGTAGCATTAGAGGAAGAGGTCGTGTTAGCAGTAATAGAACTGTCAGAAATAGTGATGATCAAGATAACAGCAGCTCTATAAATGATAATACAAATGATATAAATGATAATAATAATAATGATAATGATAATGATAATGATGATGATATTGATGATAAATTATAAATATTTATTTAAATTAAACTTTTATTAGATAAATTAATTTAAGATTAATTTATTTAGTATCTTTGATGTACAATATTATTTAAAACTTAATTGCTACTACACTATAGTTGTATGCAATTCTGCCATTTTGTGTTCCAGTTATATAATAGACATTTTCTCCTTTGTGTTTGCCAACGGGTTGACTAAATGTCCAAGTAATACCATCTTTCTCTGTGAAATTAATGTCTTGGTTTTTTTGTAATTCACCTACCGCAAAATTGGTAATTGGTTTAGACATTGCAACGCATTGTAAACCATTAGGAGTAAATCTAAACATTATAAAATCACCCGGACCATATGACTGTCTTCCAAAATTTCCCCATACTACATGAAATTTTAAATTAAAGAATGATTCAGAAAACACCTCTTTATTATTGATAAAACCTAAAAAATCAGCATGTACATTGCGTTCGCTATATTTGTCAGCTACTGTTTGCGCCTTTTGATAAGTTTCAAATGACATTAGGGAAAAGTGTTATATATAATTATATAACATTTTATTTTAAATAAAAAAATGATTTTATTTTATTTTTAATTATTGGTCAATTAACCACAAACAAAATATCAAATGTTTAAGAGTCTAAGACAGTTTTCACCTGTAGCAAACAACAATACAGCAATCAGAATGAAAGCTAGAGCAGTCAATCATTATTTTACTAAAGCTAATAACTCCTCCGTAAGTTATTTTACTAAAGCTAATAACTCCTCCGTAAGTTATTTTACTAAAGCTAATAACTCCTCCGTAAGTTATTTTACTAAAGCTAATAA